GAGGGCCTTGTCGCCCACGGCGGAGACGGCGTGCAGTTGGCTCGCGTCGGCGAGGCGGTTCGGCCGCTGCACGAGGCCGGACACGTCGGCCCGCATGTCCACGTCCTCGGGGTCCGCGGCGCGCAGCATGTCGGGCAGGCTGTCCGGGTTGGTCTTCTGCACCTGCGCCAGCACGACGCGGTAGAAGCCGGTGGTGACCGCGTCGGTGAGCAGGTTGAGGCGGGGGACGACGTGGGCCTGGATGACCTCGTCGCGGACGAGCCACATGCCCCAGTGGTTCGCGTCCCCCATGCCCTGTAGGAGTTCCGGCGGCGCGTCCAGGTTCAGGCCGAGGCGCCGGATCGCCTCCTCGCGGAGTTCCTTCGTGTTCGCGTCGAACGGCGTGGCGAAGGTGTCGAAGCGGATCTTCGCGATCGCCTCGTCCGGCGCCCCCATGAGCAGCGGCACGAGGGCCGCGGCGTTGCTGCGGTCCTCCAGCGGCAGCAGCATCCCGGTCATGATCGCGTTGAGGACCGGGTTGTCGCTGAAGGTCGTCTGGCCCTCCTGCACGTCCGGCACCTTGGCGCTGTTGAGGATCGTGTTCGGGATCCAGTACACGCCCGCCCCGGCGAGGCGGCTGTCGATCTGCGCGCTGACGTGCTGCGTCAGGCCGACGAGTTCCCTCAGCACAGGGAGGGCGGAGCGGACGGGGCTGTCGCTGTCCTCCCAGACCGCGGGGTCCGGGTCCCAGATCTTCTCAAGGTAGATGTCGTCCTCCTCGTAGGACCGGCCGCGGATCTCGTACTTCCTGCTCCGCTTGCCGCCGGACCTCTTGACCTCCAGCGCGGAGAGGACCATCCACTCCACCTTCGGCGCCCCGGCCTCGGGGCCGATCGCCTCGCCGCTGCGCTCCTCGGCGGAGACCGGCTTGCCGCCCTCGGCCGGGAGACCGGCGAGGTAGCACTTGCCCGCGACGAAGATGTTGAGCCCGGCGCGGGTGACCATCTGCGGCGTGATCAGGGACAGGATCGGGTCCTCGTCGGGGTCCGGCACCCGCTTGCCCGCGACCTCGACGTACAGTTCGGCGGCGCCCATCCGGCCCGCGATCGCGTTCGAGACGTAGCGCAGTTCGCCGACCTGCCGGTACATCTCCCACGCCTCGACCTGCCAGTTCTCGAAGGTGTCCTCGTGGCGGGTCACCTTCTTGCCCGCGACGCGGGTGGCCGCGGCGGTGACGCTCGTGCTGCCGTGGCTGTTGTCGGAGGTCGGCCCGTTGATGGTCCAGGCGGAGGGCAGCGCGGCTCGCGACGGAGCCCTGCGGAACCACGAACTCACGGCGCTCCTCTCGGGGTGACGAGGACCATTCTACCTGCTGTTCAGCGAGGCCGCCCCAGCCGCGTGCCCGCGTAGCCGCTCCTGCCGGGCGCGCGGGCGCCGCCAGCGGGGCGGGCGCCCGTCAGGCCGGTGCGGACGACCGACAGGCCGCCGCGCCCGGCGCGGTTGACGGTCGCGTTCGGGACGTGGGCCGTGGTCGCGCCCGCGCTCCGCGTGCGGAGGATCATCATCGTCGTGCCGTCCACCTGGTCGTCGTGCTGGCCGTTGGGGAACGCCTTCATCTCGGAGAGGTAGTCCGGCAGCCAGTCCGCCAGCGCGGGGAGGTAGACGTTGCGGCTCTCGACCGTGGGCGAGGCCGCGCGGGCGCGGGCCTCCTTGCTGTCGGTGCCGGGGCTCCACGGGATCATGCCGGGGATGGAGGTCTTGAGGGTGTCGATGACGGCCGTGCCGTTGGCCTTGTCCTCGACGACGTGCTCGTGGACGCCCTCGCCCTCGGCCTCCTCGATGAAGGTCTTGCCCGCGGCCAGCGTCTCGGTGAACGTCATCCGGCGCCGGAGTTGCCTGAGCAGGAAGCGGTCGGCGTCGCGGCAGCCCCACTCCTGGATCACGACGTAGTCGCTCGTGTCCGTGCCCTTGAACGCGCAGTCCCAGACCGTCAGCCTGCGGTCGAAGAACTCGTCGAGGTCCACGCCGGTCGGGCCAGCCCAGAACTCGCCCGGCCGCCAGTACTGCCACCAGTCGTTGTCGAAGATCCCGCCCTTGCTCGGGCTCGGCGTCTGCTGGTACAGGGCGCTCCAGGCGTACGTGCCGATCGCCTGCCGGATGTCCGCCCAGCGGTCGAGGGCCTGCTCCGGCGTCTCGTCCGCGATCGGGGAGAGCAGCGGCTCGCCCGCGGCGCGGCCCAGGGGGTCCGGCCCGTAGGGCCTCTGCGTCACCGGGTCGATGTCCGCCGGGTCCTCGGCCAGCGCGGGGAAGGAGATGACCTCCCACTGGTCCGGGTCGCCCTCGTACTCGTCGCTGCGCAGGCGGCCGATGATGTCGTCCTCGTGCCAGCGCGTGCCGATGACGACCACCAGCGCGGGCGGGTGCAGCCGCGTGCGGCTGTTGGCCGTCCACCAGTTCCAGACGAACTCGCGGCTGCTCTCGCTGTGCGCGTCGGCGAAGTCCTTCACCACGTCGTCCAGGATCATGACCTTCGCGCCGCGGCCGGTCACGGACTGCCTGATGCTCTTGGACAGCACGCCGCCCTCGGTCATGCCGTCGTCCTTGGCGATCTGCCAGTCCGTGACGGCGCCCGCGTCGCTGGCGATGTCCAGCCCCAGTTGCGGGTGCTCCTCGACGAGGCGACGCACCTGCCTGCCCCACATGGACGCGAGGTCGGGCGCGTGGGACAGCAGCATGATCGGCCACGTCGGGTGCCGGTGCAGGCACCACGCGGGGAAGAACGTCGAGGCGAGGTGGCTCTTGCCCAGCCTCGGGGGCATCGACACGAGGACGAACCGGCTCTGCCCGTTCTCCACGTCCTCGACCGCCTTGGCCAGCCGGTCGCTCAGGTACCTCAGGTGGTCGCGCACCCGGTAGGCCGGGTCCAGCGAGACGGCGAGGTCGGCGGGCGTCTCCCACGACAGGGTGTCCTCGCCCAACTGCCCGAGGACCTCCGCCTCCAGGGCGTCGATCCAGCCGTCATCCATCGTGCGCCCCGTTCGTGCAGCCGCAGGCGTGCAGGCCGTACGGCGGGGTCTCCATCAGGTCCGGGCACCCGCCGTGGCGGCCGCCCATGCAGGGCTCGCAACTCGGCATCGGGTCGTCGCCGACCCAGAGGTCATCCACCGTCCACCACGCTCCTCGCGTACACGTCGTCGGGGAGGCGGACGCGCAGGTGCAGGAGCCCGCCGCCCACGACCTCGGCGGACAGGATCTCCGCCCCGTCCTTGATCGCCCACGTGGTCTCGACGACCTCCGGGTCGTCGGGGTCGCGCACGCCGGGCGAGACCCCGGTCCACATGTCGATGTGGACGCCGCTCACAGCAGGTCCCTGTCCGCGTCGGACAGCAGGGCCGCCCTGAACTCCTCGTCCTGCTCGGGCGTGCGCGGGCTCTCCGGGGTCACGTGGTCCGGGATCGTCAGGATGTCCGCCGCGGCCTCGGCGACCGCGCGCTCGCGCGGGTCCGGCGGGTCCCCCTGCACGTAGGGCAGTTCGGACACGACCCTGGGCGCGTGCCTGTCGCGCTCGGGCTCGGTGTGCCCGCTCTCGTCGTCCAGGACGGGGCTGCCGCACTCGCAGATCTTCACTCGAGGTCCTCGATTCTCAGGGTGCCCTCGCACAGCAGGACCGTGTCCGCCACGACCGCCCGCACCGCGTCCTCGGCGTCCCACGCCGCGGGGTGGGAGGTCACCTTGCGGAGCAGGGCCTGCGCGGCGCGCTCGACGTCGGCCCCGGTCCAGGCGGGCCTGCCCCACAGGACGGAGCCGGGCTCGTCGAGCATGGCCAGTTCGCGCAGGCCGTCCTCCATCGAGCCGGGGCGCCACTCGCCGTCGCGCCACTCGCCGACCTCGGAGTCCTCGCCCTCGGGGTCGCGGACGAACCACTGCGTCCTCACCTGAACCACGTCCAGCGGTGGGCGGAGAGTTGGAGGCCGTCGCGGCCCGCGAACGACCACCAGAGGATCGCGCCGTCGCCCTCGCCCCACGGCAGGATCGCGGAGCACAGGTCGAAGGGCGTGCCGCAGACGTGCAGGCCGCCGTGCCCGGCGGTCAGGTCGCACCCGTGGCTGCCCCAGTAGGTCCGGCACGACGAGTCCCCGGTGGCGGCGAGCGCCTGCTCGACGAGGACCGCGTGGTTCGGGACGGCCGCCCGGATCGCGTCCAGGAGCCGGGCCTCCTGCTCCGGGTCCTCGGCCCACGACCCGCGCTCGCCGCGCGGCCGGTCGACCGGCGTCGGGTCCCACGTCGGGACCTCGAACTCCAGGCCGTCGCGCCACTCCGTCCTGACCTTCATCTCGGCTCCCACACCTGGACCCTGCGCCTCGGGCAGAACACCCAGCGCCCGCCCAGCAGGGCGACCCTGCTGACCCGTCGCGGCCTCAGGCCCAGCCGCTTGGCCGTCCGGCTCACGCCGTTGATGTTCTTGAAGCCGTGCAGGGCGGCCATCTCCTTGAGCGGCATCCCCAGTTGCCAGTCGTGCGTGAACGCCTCGACCTCGTCCCGGCCCGCGATCTTCCACGCTACCCCCACAGCCGCTCACCCAGCAGGCGGAAGCACGCGGGGTGCGCCCGCGCGGCGGCCTGGCTGCCGATGGCGCGCTGGACCGCGTGGATGTGGTCGCGCAACTCGCGGAGGTCGTCGTCCCGCGTCGGGCCGTCGCCGACGACGCGGCAGATGTCGTCCCAGCACGAGCCCAGCCGCGCGATGACGTGGTGCTCCAGCGGGGTCAGGCCCTGGTACCCGCGGCGCGGGCAGGCGGGCAGGTGCTCCGCGCTCTGGCAGGTCTCGCCCGCGGTGCAGGTCACGGCAGGCCCCCGGCCAGCAGGACGGCCCCGCAGGACGCCGCGACCGCGACGGCCAGCAGGACGAGGAGGAGCCTCAGGGCGCGCTCGCTCACGGCGTCAGCCTCGGGTCGTGGGCGGCGCCGGTCACGCTGCACACGGGCGGCAGGGGCCGCAGCGCCTTGCCGCAGTCCAGGCAGACCGACCGGCGGACGGCCCCCAGCAGTGACATCCTGTGGACGACCTCGTCGCCGTGCAGGCAGCGGGTCCGGGTGTGCTTGCAGAACGGCCTCACGGGACCAGTGTAACCCGTGGCGCGACGCCCGGCTGCACGGTGAGGTCGGCCTGCCGGGCGCAGGCCAGGCAGGTGACGCGGAGGACCACCTCGTCGCCGGACGCCCGCGTCACCACGACGACCGGCGTGAGCGTGCAGTCGCAGGTCTTCAGCGAGGGCTGGGAGTCCTGGTAGTTCAGCGGCGCCTCCCCCGTGCCGTCGTCCGCGCACGGGTAGAACTCGCCCTCGGTGCCGCGCAGGACCCACTGCCCGGCCTTGACGCCCACCCACGTCTTGTGGAGGTAGTCGTACACGACGGCCACCACCCGGCCGTCGTCGCCGAACCGGTTCTGCACCCGGACGGGCATCTCGTCGAGCGGGTGGAACCAGACGGACGGGTGCCCGACCTGCCTGACGTGCGGGTACTGCCAGCCGCGGATCTCGTCGTGGTTGTGGCCGTCGAAGCGGACCGCCTCGACGGGCACGGGCCGCTTGGTGAAGGTCCTCACGCCTCGGCCCGCCAGCCGCCCGCCGGGCGCCACACCAGTTCGGCCCTGGTCTTGTTGCTGTCGGCGTTGATGATCCCGGCCGTCGTGGACGCCTGCTCGCGGCTCGGCGTGGGCAGGACCAGCACGCGGTCGGCCTCGGAGGTCGTCACGCGGACGCCCCAGTCGCGGGCGCCGTCGTCGGGTTCGTTCAGCGCGCCGAACAGATGCTCGGTCAGTTTGTCAGCGTGCGCCTTGGTGACGAGTGCGTCCACGGGCGCGTCGTCCACGGCCGCTCGGATGGTCTCTCGTGTGATCACAGCAGTTCCTCGTCTTCCGGTGACAGTTGGTTGGGTCGTGCGGAGGGTACGGTGCGCAGTTCGGCGAGGAACGCCGCGGTGGCCTGCCTGCGCTGCTCGGCGGTCACGCCGATCGCGTTCAGCGCGGCCACCAGCGCGGTGGCCATGACCTTCACCTTCGCCTGCTCGACCTCGACCAGTTGGCCGCTG